TCCTTGTTTTCACTTTGAAATAAATTTTTGTTACGTAGATTATTAGCTATACTTTTTTGAACTTTAAGCAGCTCATCATCTACAGGTACGCCTTGTATAATCATAAATCTTTAACCTCCGATTCTTGCTCCCACAGTCATTGTTGTGTTGTTACATAAAACATCAGTGTGTAAATAATTTCTTGCCAAACTTGCACTATCAACCAGGTTAGGGCTTCTGCCTTTACCATCAGGTGATAATTGTATGGATTCATCAATGAAATCATCAATATATCCAGAATCAGTATTTAATTTAGTATTACCATATCGTATGCTGTGCATTAATGGTCTTGCTCTTTGATATTTACTGCCGGATGGAGTTTTCAAGACCACAGGAATCTGATATCCTGCTTCAAGTATCAGGTTTTCAAAGTATTTTTTAGCATACTCCGGACTTCCTCCTCCTTCCTGCTCTATAACAATTAAACTTGTCATTGGAGCATATGGATTTGGATTATGTTTGATTATAAAATTGATTAGTAATTGTTCAGGGTTGGCTGATTGAGTTTGATTGAAATCTTTAATATATTCTAGGCCATTTTGCAGGTAGTCGTAGCAGACTACTGCGAACATGTCTTTTCCTTTTCCTGCAAGGTCTATTCCGATTAATTCATAATGAATTGGTGTGGTCATTATGGTTTTTTGTGCTTCAGCTTCCTGACGAGTTAATAAGTCACCAACACTTGGACGGTATTTCCAGTTACCATGCATTTGGTATTGTTGGTCAATGTAATCTAGTTCTTTTAATGCATCTTCGTAAACTTCATTGTCAATATATGGGTTGTCTTTGTAACCCATCTCAATGTATGGCAGGTCTCCATCAATGTATTTTTCAACAAGATAATCTGTTGATTCTCCACCAGGGTTACTTGCATTACCAAACCGTAAAGGTATCCAATCATCAGCTTTCTTACGAAGTGACCTATACAAGAATCTTATCACAGATTCATTCAACTCCGATGCTTCATCATTCAAGATAGTATGGTAAGATTCACCTTTAACATCTTGTTTATGAGATTCATCATTGAATGCTTTGAAATGTATCTCCGCACCACTGGGAAATATGATCCTTATCAAACCGGACTCACGTGACTTGACACCAGGAATATTTTTCAATATATCAAAAACACTTCCAGTCCCGACAAGTTCACGATAATTCTTACGAGTCACAAGACAACGATAATGTGAATATTCAACAAACTGCAAAGCTAATGCGGATAATAATTTAGTTTTACCTCCACCACCAGGACCACCAGTCAGGAACTCGTTTATTCCTTCCTGTTTATGACAACTTGTTAATGCAACAAAAGCTTGTTTGTCATATAACTCAAAATCAATAAAAGGATTGTCAATGATATTTAATTCATAATTCAACCAATCCCATTCATTGAATTCAGTCATAAGTCATCGAGTCCATTCGTTCTTTAAGCTTCATTAACTTTTCAGCTTTAACAGTAGCAGTAGTTTCCTGCTTAACATCAGCGTCAACATTCAAATTAATGTTCTGATCAACGTTAGCTACTTCAACACCAGTGACTTCTTTAAGAATATCCCATGTGGTTTTGTTGGCGAATGCGATTTCGTTTTTACCTTTACCTTTCAGGTGTGGAAATACCTGTGCATCCCGCTCAATTTCCTTTGAGATTCTAACATTACTTTCAAGTTCTTCCTGAAGACTATCTTGGAATGTATTTAAAAATCGTTCAGCTTTTTCTTTTCTTCTTTTTCGCATTTCTTTAAACTTATCATCCCAATAAGCTCTTCTACGATTTTTATATTGTAAACAGGTAGCCCAATTTCTAAAAGTATTAGGTTTTGGTGGAGAAAAGTCAAGTGTTTTTTTGCACCCTTCATATTCCCAAACCGAACCTTTTTTTAGGCTTCTGAATGACTTGATGAATTTGACTAGATTATCATCTGATATTTCGTAGTAGAGTTCTGCGAAGTAGTGTTGTCTTTCTGTTTCTTTTTCTTGGAGTTCATAGATTGGTTCTACTAAATCGATTTTTTGGTATGCCATGATCATTTCAACTCCTTAAAAATTAACATTGTTATATTTCTTTCTCTCTAATAAAATAAAATAAAATACATATAAAAAAAAATTTTTTTAAATGAAATGAAATATTATACCAACAATTATAGATATTGCTATTGGAACACCTACAATAACAGTATTCCTGAAACTTCTTTGACTTGCTACAAAATCAGTTAATTGTTCTTTAGTTTCAGTTAATTCAGTTTGTAAGTCATCTACTTTCTTTTCTAAAGCATCGAATTTTTTATTATTTGCTTCTCTTTGTTCCTGACTTGCTTTTAATAATACTGTCACTTCAGTAACCTTCTCAATTAATTCAACTTGTTGTCTGCGGTCTTGTGCTAATTCTTGATTAATATCATGGACAGCTTCTTTTTTGTTATCCATACGTGCTTTGAGTTCTGCGTATTCTTGTTCTAAATGTGAGAATCTTTTTTCATATAGACAACCTGGGTGGTCTTTAGCATCCACCATCTTCATCACACTCGTATTCAGGGTTTAATACGGATTCTTCTGTTTCAATGGTGTTTTTGGGTGAGTTGTTGAATATTCCCATTTGATTTGGGTTGAATGCTGACCAGATTAATAGGATTAATAGTATGATTCCTGATACTATTGCGGTTCCTACTCCGTTGTCTATTGTTATTCCGTAGCTTATTAGTATTGGTGAGATTATTGCTCCCCATACCATTGTTGCGATTGTAGATACATTTCCTTGATTTATTTCCATTGTTTAATACCACCTTATGGGTTTTTTTTAGTTTAATAAAAAAAAATAGAGAGAGAAGAATAATGGAAGTATTAATATAAAGTTAGAGGTTTCATTAAAAGTTTTAGAAGTCGGCAGATTTTTATCCTAGGGGGGAATGGAGAATATATTTGAAACAAATTTTTAACGATTTTTCGGAGATTAATATTTTTATAAATGAAAAAATCCAACAAGATAATGCTTTTGAACGAAATTGCAACCAAGTACCTAATTTCTCCTTTTTTTTCTTCTCTAATAATGTGTATTTTTATATTAATACTTCACATTAGCTTTAGTCCATGTGGAAGTGTGAAATGTTGCCCTGCTTGATAATTATATGAATCCTGAGTGATGAGTCCGCAATTTGGGCAGATGATTTGTTCTTCATCTACTTCCAATTCTTCTCCGCATTTTGGACATTTTCGTGGTATGTGTGATTGCATCTTTTTGATGTAATGTAACCGTAATGCTTTGCGGTAGTCTTCAGGCTCCAGCCAGGAATCAATTTCATCAAGATTTATTTCAGGTATGATTTTAAACACCCTTCATAGTATAGAAGTAGTTAGCCAGGATATTACTTCTTTTGACCTTTGTATAAAATGTTGTGGTCGTATTTTGATGAGATTCTTGGTATTATATGTGCATTTTTGAAGTAGTCGAATGCTATTCGGCAGACTATTAATTCAAAGGTGGAGTGGGATAAATTGTATTTGGATATGATTTTATATCTGTATTGGTCTAAACGGACATCTCCGGTTATTCCGATTCGAGTATAAAAGATTAATGCGAGGATTATTGTTTTTGTTTTTGCGTTGCCGTGAAGTTTTGTTAAATCAGGGTATTCTTCGATTAGGAATTCTACGTATTTTTTTTGTGATTGTGTTAGGTGGAATGGTATTTCTGCAAATAGGTCTTTCATTATCCGTTTTTTTTCTTCTATTGTTTTTTCCTGATTTATCATTCTTTCATACTCCTTACTTCTTTTTTCACCTTTTACGTAAGGTTTGTTGTATAATTGTAGTAGGTAGTTTATGTCTCGTTCTTCTTTCATGTTAATCAATGCATATAAATTGATACCAGTAGATTCTTGTTAAATTATCTAATCTTGGATATATCTTTAACAGGTCTTTTTTTAATTCTTCTAGTGTCGTATATCCTTCTCTTTTTGCATCATCTTCGTTTAGGTATTTGAATTGTTTGTATCCGATTTTAGTTATGTTTAATTTGCATTGCATTGGTGTTCCTGGGAATATTGCTTTTACAGTTTCACCTGCTCGGATTCTTTTCTTGTTTTTTCTTATTGTCTGTGTCTTTTCACCAGTTAATATTGGCATGTAATATTCTTTGTTGAATTTTAAGGTTTTCATATTTCATTTCCCCATAAATCAGATAAATCATCAGAGTTTAGTATGTGGTATTCAGATATGTCTTTGTAGTTGTAATAGTTTGTGCTGCCGTTTAAGTGTTTGATTTCTAAGAAGTTTTCTTCGAAGTTTATTGAGGATATTTTGTTTAAGGGTATGTTTGT